TTCAATGAACTGCGCGGCTGTCATTTGTTCAAGCATCCCATCAACGTCGGTTGTGTGTGCGACATGCTCCGCCAAACGCAGGGCCGTTAAGCGGGCGCTGTCGCGTCGGAGTTTTTTGCCAACTCCTCCACATCCTGCGATGTGATTCCAGACACCTGAAGGGCTGCGTTTACGAGCCTTTCAACGATGCCGCAGTTCTGCTCGCCAATTTGTGCGATGTCGTCGTTCGTGAAGAGCGGAACGCCGTAGTCATCGCGGCAGCAGCGCACTACCAAACGCTCGCGGACCAGTTTGGCTTTCGCGTTTGGCTTGCCGTCTTTGCCTTGCTGTTCTGACTGAAACTGGGTCCACTCTTTGGCGCTTAAGGGCCAAACTGGAACGACGCATCCTTCGCCAAATTCCGGCATTGCAACGTCGAGCGGTTTTGCCTTGACTGGCTGCAGGAATTGTTCGCGGCTGATGATTACTGTTCTACTCGTCGTCATTATCTTCTGCCTCCTCAGTTTGCGGTGTGTACCATTTCTGAATTGCCTTTTGCGCGGCAGCGATTTGCTGCGCGGTCATTCCACATGCCTCACGGCACTCGTCATCGTCGGGGATTGCGATGCCTGCCTGGACGTCGGCAGCAGGACGTGCCAGCGCGTGAATCGCTGCATCGACGATTGTCCCTGCCGCAATTACGCGGCGGCCGTTTTTGATGGTGACCAATGCGGGGTCGCACTGGTCGCCGGCGTCAACATCTCGTGTGTATCTGCATCGCATTATCAAACCTCATCAGGTAGGCCATGTAACGTTGCCGGAGACTTTCAGCGTGACATCGCTGCGCAGAACGTCGGCAGCGTCGCCGGTCAGGTCGAGGCCGAGGCCGACGCTGTTAAATGAAATCGTACTGGTGGCTGTGTCCGTGGCCTTGATTCGCCATGGGATCTCGAGAGCGGCGCCGGTTGTTGAAAGGTGCCCAGAGACGAGAATATCAGTCAGCGCCTGATGCCCGCTGAGAGCGAGGTCATGAAGCAGCGAAAAGGTAACGCTGCCGGTTTCGGTGTAGCCGGTCGGGCTGTATTCGATGCCGACGGGGCCATCTAGCGTTCGTGTTTCAACGTTTTCTGTTTGCCCACCAGTGATGGCAAAGTTTGTGATCTGGGCCACGGCCGTGTAATTGGTTCCGCTGCCTTGCTCCAGAATTGTGCCTTTCACTTTCATCTTTGCCATTTTGCTATTCCTTATCTGTGAAGTCAGAGGGATAAACGTGAGTTGTTTTGCCGTCGCTGCCGATCATTGAGACCATCTCTTCGAGGTGTCCAATGCGGCATGTTGGCAGGATGTAGAGACTGTTGTTTGCGGCCGCCCATTCCTGCCAGAAATAGATATCTTCATCAACGCGCCCTTCGCCCCAGCCGCCATCAGGATCAGGCTGTGCCCAGAACCATGGGCGCCCCATTTGCTTGATCGCTGATGTGCGGAGTAGCGTGAGGCCAAAGTGTGCCGTTGCCACCTGCAGCGGGTTGCGGTCTATTTCAACGCAGCCATCTTTGCCACTGCCGACTGACAGCAGCGGGAGCCGTGCGCCGCGTCGTGCCTGAAGGGCTGCAAGTGCGTCGATGTCTGTTCGCTCATGAAACACGGTCATAAGGTGCCGCAACTGATTGGCTGTGAACCATGAGTCGCCGTCGATCGTCAGAATCCATTCTGCTCCCTGCTCTATTGCCGATTCCATCAGGCGAGTCATGCACTGACCGTAGAACACGCCCTGAGCGGTCATCAATGGGATGCCGATTTGTCGCAGGGCTGATTCAATTTGCGTACGTGCGGCCGTGCACTCCCATCGGGGCAGTGTCATCACGGCCATAAGTCGTACGCTTGCGGTTGTCACTTTGCTGCCTTTCGTTCCAGTTTTCTTGCCATCTGTTGCAATCGCTTTCCGCCGGCTCGTTGCATCGCACCAAAGGCGGTCTTCTGCGCCCGCGTATATGCGTCGGGCACCAGCGTTTTTTGTTGCGGCAGCATCGTGCCTGTGGGTGGCTTTTCGGCTAGTGACGTGCGGCGGCGCGGCGGGGCCTTTTGCCCTGCGCCGAGAATCCACCAGTGGACGCTCTGGCCGCTGATTCCGGAGCCTCCGCGGTTGCGTCCGCTGCGGACTGCCTTGAGGTCTACTTTCTTACCAACGCGGAAACCCACTTTTGCCTGCTTGAGCCCCTTGCGTGTTGACCGCTTGAGCGCCACGCCTACGGTTTTTCGAACGTGTCGGACTTTGGGGTCGATGTCGGCTTTGATTTGATTTGCGATGACGTTGAGGCCGGCTCGGAGTGCGGCAGAGGCGATTTGTTGCGCGTCGCGATCGAGTGCGTTAAATGTTGAGGCGAGTTCTTTGATGCCGTCAACTTTGAGCGTGAATTGCATCAGGAGGCCTCCACTTCAACAGCCATCTGGATATTCGCCACAAACATCCGCTGTTGACTCAGTGCGTTTTTGTCGGGTTGCGCCTTTGCGGTGTCGTCGATCTCAAAAACCATTACGCGGCGGTCAGCGGAGCGGAAGTTGTTGAGTCTCTGAAATATCCTGCGGGTCAGTAGCTTCAGCGGGTCGATTTCGTCGGGGCTGAGTGATTGCAGTTTCTTTCGCACCCATACACGGATGATGTGCCGCGTGTTGTCTTCGAGGTCGCACGTTTCTGTCAGTTGTTCTTCTGATTCGTGGCAAACGTCCACGCGAAGCTCAGCGACTTCTTCGAGTGGGTCCACGAGCAAATCAGAGTAAGTGGCTTTCAGGTCCAGTTCGTAGGCCGTGCCGGAGTTGATGCGGTCCACGATCGCTTGACAGGCTTCTGCTGATGGTGCGATTGTGACAGCCATCATTGCACCTGCTTACTGTGGAGGCGGGTCATCTGCGGACTCGTAACGCGAAACACCTTTTCCCCACCGAAGGGCTGGAGTTCGTATCGCTTGCCGGCGACTGTGATGATGTCGCCGGCTTGCGGTATTGCATACGGCAGAGCGGAAGTCCTTGCAATCCAGTCAGTTGGCCGGATCTCAGTTACTCCGCCGTTGCCGTTGTCGATGAATTGCGAACGCCCTGGACTGCGTCGAAGGGTGATTGTGGTTGACTCCGTGCCGCGAATGTAAATGCAGGACTCACCCGCTTCGGTAAGCAGGTCGTCCGTCATGTCGCCAATCGCGTCATCGAAGTCGCTCACGAATCACCTCAGAAATTAGCGAGCATCAGGAACGAGAGCGGCCTGTGCGGCGCCCAACTTCGTGAGGCCGGTAACAATCCAGTTTCCGGACTGGGTGTAAACGCAGGTGTAAAGCGCTTCGGCAGTCAACGCCAGCTCGTTGGTTGCACCAACAACCACGTCGTTCACCTTGTCGGCGGCAACAGCAGAAATCAGTTCGCAGGCTGTGGTGCCGACGAGGATTCGCAACACCTGACCAATAAACCCAGCGGGCAAACTGATCTGATGATTTGCGTTAGCGCTGGTGATTGTGGCGAACGAGGTGCCGGCAGGGATCAGGCCAGTCGTCAGGCCATCGGACGTTGCCGTCACGGCGGACTGCTTCGGCGGGAGGCCTGCATTAAGGATCACCAAGCAGGTGTTGTCTCCGCTTGCCTGAGCCTGCACAGCGATTCCCATGTAAGTCCCGTTGCCCGTCTGATTGGCTGCGCCGCTGCCGGAGTCGCCACTGTCTGGTGTGCCAGTGGGATTCCAATATACGGGCTGACCTGCGACGAATGCGCCGGTCACCTTTGGCACCTGAAAAATGCCGTCAATCTGCAGGGCGCCTTTTTCGCTGGCTGCAAGGTCGGTTGGACTGATGCCGACGATTCCGCCGGAAACAACCACGTCGCCACCAGTCACGGCTGAGGCGGGGGTGTAGTCTACAGCATCGTCTGAGCTGTAAAGGAATGCTGGACTCTGAGCCATAATATAAACTCCTGAGAGGATGATTCCGAGAGATGCCCGGCAGCACTCGCCACCGGGCTTTGCGTGCGATCAGGCGGCGTTATGCAGCGCCTTTGGACTTAATGCCGGCGAGGTATTCAGACTGCGAACAGCCGAAGTCGTGGTAGCCGCGGAGCTGAATTCCAAGGGTGTTGAAATCGGCGTCTGCGGATTCAACGGTTGGGCTGCGCTGTCCGTTGAGGAACGAAACCACCACAGGCTTCAGGATGTCGTCGAACAGGTACCACGCGGTGGAAGAATAGCCGCCACCGTAAGCGCTGTCGGAGAGTTCCGTTGCAACCACCGGGCGGTATTTGCCGGCGTGAATGTTCGCGTCGGACACCTTCACGGCGGTCAGGTTGCGGGCCACGTAGAGAGCCTCTGCGATGGCTTCAAGTTCCGGTGGCACGAGCAGCTTTGTGGGCTGTCCGCCGAGGGTCATGCGGCTGGTTGATTCTGCACCAGTCACGAGCGGCGAAAGACGCTGACGGAAGGCCTTCACGCCTGCAGTCAAACCAACGCCGTCGGTGCCGAGGTTGGTGGTTGCACCTTCGATGTAGTTGGTGCGGGCGGTCGTCCAGAACGTCGTGTGGTTGGACAGGAAGGTGGTCCACACAAGTCGATTCAGGCGACGGGCTGCACCACGACCGAGGCGGGTGCGAAGGGTGTCAAACGCGCCGAGGTCGTCGTTGATGATGTCGCGGCGGGTGAGCGAGAACATTTTGGCGTAAGTGTCGGCGGATCGAGTGTAGGACTCTTCGCTGATCTTGCCGTGCTTAATCACGCCACCGGGGCCGAGTTCCTCGTATTCCATGTCGTCGAGGAGTCGGTAGGACGTATGGGTCTTGAAGTCGCTGACGGGCTTAATCTCAGCAATTTCGGTCCAGTTGTTTGCGACTTCTTCGAAGCCCTGCAGCAGCTCCTTGTTGGCCAGATTACTGAAGATGCCTGGAAGGCTGACGGTTGAGAATCCGGCCTGAATGTGTCGGCCAAATCCATAGGTCATCACCTCGCGGAGATTGCCGTCGTGTAACTTCGTGCCAGGCATGACGCTCATTCCGTTTGCGGCAGCAGCCATCAGCATCACTTGCTGGAGACCAATGCGTCCGCGAAACTGGGTCTGTGCAGCCTGCAGTTCGGCGTCGCTGTATTCCTTCTCCGTGTTCTTGTGGCCACGAGCCATTGAAAGGCCAGCCTGAAGGATACGAGAAGGATCACCGCCGTTTTGCGCGGAGACGAATGACGTTGGGCGAGTGCGGCCGCTGGAGACTTGCCGCTTCAGGATTTCGAGTTCCACCTTTTCGGCAGACCAGTTGTTTTCCAAGGCGGCGGCGATCACGTCAGGATGCCCGGCTGCTTTTGCCTGGATCTCAGCGTGCTGGCGATGAATACCAGCGATCTCGCGGCGGAGTTGTGCGGCTGCTGTCAGGTCGAGCGTGGCGCCTGCTGCAGCGGTTTTTTGTTCTGGCATTTGTGCTGCTGACATAGCAGGCATGTCCTTCTTCTCGGGGTCCATGTTGTTTTCAGCCTGCACG